ATTTGTGAGATTTTTGACAACAATAATATTAAGTTTATTTATCCTTCTAGTGGTTATTTTATAGATAATTTAGCCGATAATATTCTAGCATCCATCTTCCTGCATCAAAACTCTAAAGACTTAAATGTGTTATGTACAGGAAATATGTGGTGTGACAAGCACTTTGAAACCATGATTAAATCTGGCCTATTCGGTTTTAGAACATCCTCTATCAATAGTCTTAAAAATTTCGTAGCTTTTAATTCTTCTTTAAAGAAATAGTGGTGTATAAACACTTAGCAATATATCCTACCATATATGGAGTAATATAATGGCCACAGTACAAGTAAATGGTTCATCTTTAACAAGCACCCCCTATGGTTCATTTTCAGAAGCCAATAATGATAACGGCACAATGAAAGCTAACGGATCATCAGCATCCAATGTAATGGATCAAGTTAAAACTGTTGTTGGTCCAGTAGATGCTTTTGGTTCAAAGGTTGTAGAAGATAGCGTAACAGTCAAAGATTATGCTGGTAAAGCTATTAGTGGTGGTACTTTTGCCCATAATCACGTTAAACCCATTTCTAGTTTAATTACTAACGAAATTGCTGGTGTGGCTAATACTAGTATCCTAACCCCAGGAAATGATGGAGATACAGTACGCAGTATTAATAAGGTTGAAACGGTTAGAACTCGCAGATTTACATCGGCAGTTAGAGCCAATAAGTATAATAGAGTAACCAATACTTTTGATAATGGCTTTCCTGTGGTTGCTGTAGACGCTCTAGCCACAGATGAGGCTGCAACACCAACTAGAGAAGTTCCTGGCGAATTAACCTATATGAGAGGTTCTAATACTCCATATAATGATAATTACAAAGCTAAAACTAACTGATTTTAATTACTAAAAACTTTATAAGATAACAAGGCCATAAGGTGTATATCCTTTATGGCTTTTGTTATATAGTGAGCACCATATGACAGACACTATTATTCATTTCTGGGAAAATATTGCTACTACTAGTATTGGTATTATAGTTACTATGATAGGTTTTTGGGTTGCGATTGGTCGTAATATGGCAACAAAAGCTGAAGTTATTAGTATCGTAGAAAACCATAGTCCTTATCTACAAGATAAGCAGTTTATAATGGAAAGACTCAACAGTAACAAAGAAAATCAAGCAGCATTCGCCAACGCACTACAAAGAAATAGTGATGTTATGAATGAATTAAAGGTTCAAATAGGCATATTAGGTAAAACACTAGAAGCACTAGAAGAAAGAATAGAAAGGGTATAATTTATGGCAAATGATATTCTAAAAGCTAAAACCTCTAACGATATAAAAAATGGTACAATAGTAGTAGGATGTAAACCAACAGGATTTTCTGATAAAGACGTTCTAGACACCTATGTTCTGAATACTCCTACTTTAGAGACTATACAAAGTAAGTTTGATAATAGATTCTATAATGGTATTTTTGTAGAATTAACTGGTAGTAATCAAATTATAGTAGGGGGTTAATATGCCAGTTTATCGCATTAATGAATTTCCAGAAGGAAGCGGCAACCTAACCAATGATGACGTTTTTCTTTTTATGGATGATCCGGCTGGTAGCGGAGTCACCAAAAAGATTAGTCTTAGTCAAATAAGTGTCGCTATTGGGGGAGCATCGGCAGTCGTTGTACAACTAGGTAGTATAAGCGGTAGTATTGCTACAGACGCTAGTCTTGGTGGTATTTTTGATTTAACGCTTGCTGGTAGTGGCCTTTTAGCTGATCCAACTAATGGTTCTGATGGTCAAAGTTTAAGATGGAGAATAAGTTATGCTAACAGTGGCATCCCACTAACTCTTGGTAATAATTTTAGAATTCCAAGTAGTGCCTCTAGTCCACTACTATTTAGTAGTTCTAGCGGAACTATGGATATATTAGGCGCCACTTATGATAGTAGTCGAAACAAATGGGACATTATCGCCTTTGTACCAGGATACTAATATATGAATCTACCAAATCCGATATCTTTTACTCCTCCAAGCTTTACAAGAAAAGATGGAACAATACGAAGTTTTAATCCTATTACATTAAACGAGCTTGATATTACATTGATAGATAATAGCAAAAGAAAAAACGTTATTGCTAAAATAATGGGCATACCAAAAGCTTTAGTTTTATGGAAAGATCAAGAGTACACAAATATAGGGGATTATACTCAAGTTCAAGCTGAAGCTAGAATTTTAGAATTATTAGGAAACAATGCTTCTAAAGTACTAACAGATTTGTTCATCAACTGATTAGGTATTTTATGCCCACTTTTTATTTTAATGGTGCTGTTGACTCTGAATGGACCACACTAGACAACTGGTGGATGACTTTTGACGGAACAAACTACTCAAATCAAGCAACAAGTTTACCTTCTAGTGGAGACAATGTGATACTCAATGAAGGTGCTGTAACAAGTAATACTGGAAGTTCCATAACTATACTTAGTTTAACAATGAATAGTGGTTCTTATATCCAGCCGCAAACAGAAGAAGATAGTATAGCCATATATGTTACTAATGAAACTATTCTGAATGGAAATAGTAATATAACCGGACACACCACAGTAAACGGTGATATATCTCTATATAATAGTGCTAGTATTGGTTGTGTTGTTAGTGGTAATGTTATTCTAAATGGTACTTCATATATTCTAGGAATAGACTTAGCACAAATTGATGGAGATGTTGTTTTTAAGGATTATTCGCATTTTAATGGTGGGATATCTAGTTCTACAAACTTATTAGATATTATTGGTACTGCAACCTTCAATGATTATTCCTATGTTGATTATACCAGTAATGCTGGTCTAAGAACATCTAATGCTATATTTAATGATAGTTCTTATGTGCTTTCTGATACAGGGGGAGTAGCAGCTATAGATAACATTATATTTAATGATGATAGTTATATAAGTTATTATGGCTATGCTAGCAGTGTGGATGGAACCATTATCTTTAATGATGATAGTTATATTGAAGAGGACGGTTCGGTAGTAGGTACCTCATTAGTTATTTTTAATCATAATAGTTATATGACTGATAATGCACTAATATACCAGGGAGTAGATAATGTAATATTTAATGATAGCTCAATAAATAAAGTTGGTTTAGGTACTGTAGTTGTTAATCGAACAAAGGGTGTTAATGGATCCTCTATATTAGGAATAGTATAATGGCAACTTTATATTTCAATGGTGCGGTAGATAATAATTGGGCCACACTGGGCAACTGGTGGACTGATGCTACTTTTACAACACCGGCCACAAGTTTGCCATCTAGTAGTGATAGCGTAATAGCATCATCTAACATAGCTAGTAATAGTGGTAGTGAGCCTAATATAGTAAATTTTACATTAACAGGATATATTAGTATAGAAATTACCGTTACTGGGATGGCGACTTTTAATGAGGATTCACGCCTTGAAGAAGGAACTATTACAGGAGACTGTACATTTAATCATACATCACGACATGATAATATCGGTAACATAATAGGAAATTGTATATTTAATGATAATTCTTACCTTTTCGCTCTTGTGGATGGAAATTGTATTTTTAATGATAATGCAATTTTCAAAGGGGACACTAGCAATAATATAGTTAGTGGTAGTATAACTTTTAATAATAATTCAAAGAATATAACTAATATCACTGCTGATAATATTGTTGTTAATAGAAAAATAGTAGGAATAGCAAACTCCGATATTCTTGGATTAATATAGTGTCTTTTTATCTTACTCCATTCTGGTGTAAAATAGTATGGAGAATAAAATATGAAGTATAAACCTGGCTGGAAAAGCTCAGAATTTTGGTTCACAGCTGTAAGCTTTATTTTTAGTGGCTTATATCTGCTTGGATTAATAGGTGACAATAGTCAAAAAGAAGATCTTATAAGAGATGTTAGTCATGGTGTTGAAAGTATTATTTTAATTGGCGGTCAATTAATCATTCTTTGGAAATATATTAATAGTAGAAAAGAGATTAAACAAACTTGGTGGAGCATGATGGGTGATGAGCAAAAAGATATTCCTAAACCAGTAATTAATAATGGTGATACTAATGATAAACCTAGAAAAGTTAAATCTAAAACTACAAGAACTAGTAAAAAACAACCAAGAAAACCTAAATAATATTAAAGGTGTTGCTTTAGATCAAGCTTGGAAAATACTACAATTAGCAGTAGCGGAAATTGTTCAAACTATTCAAATTAATTATCCAGATTTAGCTGGTAAAGATAAAAAAACTATAGCTATGGAATTGCTATCGTCGTTTTACGATAAGGTTTTTGTTATAGTTAATATTCCCTTTGTGCCAACATTTTTACAACCTATTATAAGTAGATACATCAAGACTTTACTAATGTTATTAGTTAGTTCTACGATTGATGCTACCGTAACCATATTTAAAAATACAGGAGTATTTAAACTATCATGAATTATGCTACCGAAAGTTTTAGTGATTTTTCAAGCAGATTGGGTCCAACAGATTTAGCCCTATACGCTGGTGCTGCTTTGGTACTATTTGTTTTATTTAAGGACAGAATGAGTCCAGTACAAAAAATAATTACTGATTTAATAAATAAAACCAAAACTCTTTTAGGCAACAAATCAAATTTAACTGTTGTTCCAGAAGTAAAACTACCAGTGGTTACCAACAACCACCCAGCGTCTGCTAAAGAAGATACCTTTTTTAAATTGATAGTGAGCTGGAAACAAACACGAGATTTAGCGTCTCAATTAAATTGTAGTGAAGCAGTTAAGGTTGCTGATCAGATGTTCCCCTATTTAAGTCCTAATTCTTGTGAGGAAAAAACACAGCTATGAAACTCAAATATATTTTATTAGTTTGTGGAGCCTTATTGGTACTAGTTGGTTTAATTAAACCAGATTTATCTAAATTAATACCATCTAATAATAATCCTACAAATAGTGTGGTGATAGACGCTCCTATGGATTCTAACATTAGAGCACAAGCCGATGAATTAGTAGCTTTATTAAAATCTTTTGGATCTTCAGCAAAAGATGATAGTCTTAGATTACGGGATCTTTATCTAGATTTATCAACCTTAGTTTCATTAGATGGTGAAAATCAGATAGTAAAAAATACTGAAGAAATTCGTCAGGCTAATAGTTTAGCTGGTGTGATGCTAAGATTAGATATTAAAGACAAGTATGCTAATCTAGCTAAAGAAGCTAAAGACGTTATGGTATCTGCTATTGGAGATGATCAAGTTTTATTATCAGCAGAGTTAAGAACTAAAGCTGTTGATGGCTTTAAAGCATTAGCCTGGGCCTGTAATGAAGGAAGTAAATAAATGCCACGTTATTCTCCAGAAGATTTATTAAAATTATATAAGAATGGTTTTGGTGGATGTTTGTGGGAACCCCATATCTTTGAACATTTAATGGAAGTATCTAAATATGCTTACTTCAGTGATGGTGGCAGAAGAATAGCCGGTAGCGGTAAAGGCAAACTAAGTACTCCTTATAAGAGCGTTTATAAGTTTGATAAGAATCCATATAATGAGAGACAAACAACCGGGGATTGCGTAAGCCATTCTACAAGAAACGCTATAGACGTTACACGAGCAGTAGAAATTGATGTTCATAATGATAGAGAGAGTTGGATAGCACGAGGCGCTACTGAAGCTGTCTATGGAGCTAGAGGTCATGCTGGTGAAGGCATGAGTTGTGCCAGAGCGGCAGAATTTGTAAGTAAACACGGTGGAGTATTGGTTAGAAAAGAATATAAAGGGGTTGTAGATTTAACCAAATATAATGGTAGTCTAGGAGCAGGATGGGGCGGACGAGGATTACCAGATAAAGTCATTGATTTAGCTAATGATCATCAAATTAAAACAGTAAGTTTGGTCCGTACAATAGAAGAAGCAAGAGATGCTCTTGCTAATGGTTATGGTATTAGTGTTTGTAGTATGTATGGATTTAGTAGCACACGAGATAAAAAGGGATTTGCAAAGCCACAAGGACAATGGGCTCATGCTATGGCATGGATAGCCTGTGACGACACAGGTAAAGAACCAGCATTTTTAGTACAAAATAGTTGGGGCAAGTGGAATAGTGGTGGTCATCCAGAATGGGGTCCTATTCCAGACGGATCATTTTTAATTACTGCTGATGTTGCCTCTGGTATGTTAAGTGGCAATGCTGCTTATGCTTTTAGCAATTTTGACGGTTTTCCTGTACAAAAACTTCCTTCCTACGGTTTTGAGGATTATTTATGAAACTCTTAGATAGAATAGCTCTTGAAAGAGCGTTATCAATGGTTTTGTCTTTTGTGCTAACATTAATTAAAATATTTGTACCATCTAAAACTGGCACGGTAGACCCTATTATTAAACCAGATCGAAAGTGGAAACCACGATGGAGAAAAGAGAAAAAAGATGAATAAGTTTTTAGTTTTACCACTAATTTGTTCTGTAGGCTTTTTTGCCGCTCAAGATTATAATGGGTCCACTTTAGCTCCAGTAATCTTAGCTGGATCTGTTATTAAAGTGTCTCATCAAGAAACAAACAAAAAATATCCACGAAAAAACTGCCCAGTATGCAAGGGTAAAGGATGGTACATTAGCGGTGATGGTATTAAGAAAGTAGATTGTGGCTATTGTGAACCTGAATCAGCAACATCTATAATACTAAAACAATGAATAACGAAAAATTAAAAAATTTAGCCCAAAAAATATTGTCTATGGTACCTAATCCACCAGAAACTTTTGGTAGCGTTATGGCTATTTTAATGATTATTAGTATTATACTAACTCTAGTAAGAGTAGTTCAAGAATGTCGTCAAAGTAAACTTAAACTATTTCGTAATAAAGATGAAAAATGTTCTTTTATGATGACAGAATTAAAAACATTTAGTTTACAAAGAAGCTGGTTTACTAGACGTACTATTAAAAAACTACTAAAAAAGGAACTCACACCAGCAGAATACAAAGAATATGGTATTCCACTAATGGATGCTATCTTAGAGTGTGGGTCTAACCTTTCTACAGAAGAAACTTTAATTTTAATGGAGGCAGCACATGTTTAATATTTTAGTGTGGTGTGTTTATGGTCTTTTTGTTGGTTCTATTGCTAAAACACTAGTTCCCGGTGAAGAAAACTTCGGTTTCATTAAAACTGTGGCTCTAGGTGTTGCTGGTTCATATATGGGCGGCGCAATTATGTATATGCTCGGTCAATATAGCGCAGTATCACCGGCAGGATTGGTAGTAGGCGTAGTAGGTGCTGTTTTAGCACTAGTTCTATACAACAAGCTTGCAAAATAAATACCTTGCTACCAATAAAACATAGTCTATCATAGTTCTATGAACAATAGACCAAACTGGATAGATTATTTTTTAGGACTTGCTGTTGTTGTTTCTCAACGCAGTCACGATATTCAAACTCAACACGGTTGTGTTATTGCTGATAACCATAATCGTATTCTGGGTGTAGGATATAATGGATTTGCTCGCGGACTAAATGACTCTATTCTACCTAATACTAGACCAGAAAAGTATAACTGGATGATTCATGCAGAAAGAAATGCTTTATCTAATTGTGTAGTAAGGCCAGATAACGCCACAGCATATGTAACGGGTCAATGCTGTAATGATTGTTTAATGGCTCTGTGGCAAGAAGGAGTCTCTACTGTTATCATGATGAAAAGCCATGGAACCCATCTTTTTGATAATGATGCTAAAAAAAGATTTGATCTTTTTGTACAAATGAGCGGTATCAATATTATCAATATCGATCCAGATCTTTCTTGGCTGAAACATTTAAGCGGTGTATTATAGATTATGTCTAAAATTAATAATATAATATTTTATCTTAGTATATATGCTTATGTTTACTATAAGGCAATACATAATATTGAAATGATCGAATTATCTTTTCAATCTATTGTTATTTTCGGATTTTTTACACTTATTACTGCTGATAGGAGATAGTATGTCTGCGCTTCAAGAACTTCAAAATTATACATTTGTTAGTAAGTACGCTAGATGGTTAGAAGACAAGAATCGCAGAGAAACTTGGAAAGAGGCTGTAGAAAGAGTAAAAAATATGATGCATACTATGTATGCAGATAAAAATATTGGTGAGCAGATTAATTGGGCTTATGATATGATGTATAAGAAAAAGGTTCTTGGTAGTCAAAGAGCACTTCAGTTTGGAGGAGAACCCATTCTAAAACGTCACGCTAAAATATATAACTGCACAAGCTCATACTGTGATAGATTAAGATTTTTTCAAGAGTGTTTTTGGTTACTATTATGTGGTAGCGGTACAGGATTTAGCGTACAAAAACATCATGTGGCTAAATTACCAAAACTAGAACATAATCCACCAGAAGGTGAAGGTCTTAAGTATACTATAGAAGATAGTATAGAAGGATGGGCTGATGCTTTAGGAGTACTACTTAGCAGCTACTTTAGTGATCCTATTCCAGAATTTGAGATGTATAAAAATACTTATGTTGTATTTGACTACTCTAATATTAGACCAAAAGGTTCTATATTAAGTTCTGGTGTTGGTAAAGCTCCAGGATTTGAACCGTTGGCTAATGGTCTAGAAAAAATTCGCACCTTGTTAGATAGATGTTTAGCTAATGAACAAAAGAAACTAAGACCTATTGATGCTTATGATATTATTATGCACAGTAGCGATGCTGTATTAAGTGGTGGGGTCAGACGCTCTGCTAGTTTAGCACTCTTTAGTCACGACGACGAAGAAATGGCTAAAGCAAAAACTGGTAACTGGTTTATTGATAATCCACAAAGAGCAAGAAGCAATAATTCTGCTCTTTTACTCAAAGAATCTACAACATTAGAAGAATTTGAAACATTAATGCAGAGCGTTAAAGAGTTTGGTGAACCAGGATTTATTTGGAGTGATTCTACAGAGATGACTTTTAATCCATGCGTAGAAGTAGGTATGTGGCCTGTTGATGCCGAAACAAATGAAAGTGGCTGGCAAGGATGTAATCTATCTACAATCAATTGTTCATCCATAGAAGATGAAGATGATTTTTATGATCGATGCAAAGCAGCAGCAATTATTGGCACTCTACAAGCAGGCTTTACAAAACTGGACTATCTAGGAGAAATTAGTTGCAGAATATTCAAAAGAGAAGCTTTATTAGGAGTATCATTAACTGGTATTATGGAAAAGCATGAACTTGTGCTTACAGAAAAGGTACTAAAGAATGGCGCTAAAATAGCGGTAGATACCAATAAAGCTATTGCAGAATTGTTAGGTATTAACCAAGCAGCCAGAGTCACTTGCTTAAAACCGGAAGGCACTTCTAGTTCTATGCTAGGAACTTCGTCTGGTATCCATCCACATCACGCTAAAAGATATATACGCCATGTACAGGCCAATGTTTTAGAAGCACCATTCCAGCACTTTAAGAACTATAACCCACAAGCCTGTGAAAAATCTTCATGGTCTGCCAATGATACTGATGAAGTTATTAAATTTCCAATTGAAGTTCCAGACGGAGCTAAATTAAAAAATCAATTACCAGCAGTAGAGATGTTGAGTATAGTAAAAGAAACACAAAAAAATTGGGTTTATTCTGGTAAAAACAAAAAACTATGTACCCAGGATTATCTTAGTCATAATGTTAGCAACACAGTTACCGTTAAACCAGATGAATGGGATGATGTTACTAAATATATCTATAATCATAGAAAATATTTTGCTGGTATTAGCCTTATTCCACAAAGCGGAGATAAAGACTATCCCCAAGCTCCCTTTACCACAGTATATACTAGCAGAGAAATTGTTAAAGAATATGGAGATGCTGCTTTATGGTGCTCTGGTTTAATAGAATTAGGTCTTAATGCTTTTTCTAATAATTTATGGTCAGCTTGTGATTATGTTAATATGAATCAAGCCAAAGAAAGCGACTCTAAAGAAAAATTATTATTTATCACCAAAATGAAAAACTTTGCAGGAAAATACTTTGATGGAGACATCAAGAGGTTAACCTACTGTATGAAAGATGTTTATAATTGGAAAATCTATTGTGATTTGGTTAATAGCTTTGAGAAGGTTGATTATACGCAACTGTCTGAGACAGAGGATAATACGACCGGTATAGAGGAAATTAGTTGCGCTGGCGGTGCATGTCTAATTTAACACTCTATAATAAAAGGGCAACAATTGAGAAAAAAAACTAAAAACACAAAAAACAATAAAACTATTGACTTAACAAAAGATCCTAATATTAATGGTGCTGATAAAACATATAGAAATGAACTCAAACCAAGAACACCCAACCAACATGACTATATTAGAAACATAGCTGAAAACCATATTACTTTTTGCCAGGGTGTAGCCGGGTCAGGTAAAACACATATTGCCATAGGTATGGCTTTATCTTATCTATTAGATAATAAAGTAAAAAAAATTATCATAACCAGACCCGTAGTAGAAAGTGGTGAAAAGATAGGTTATTTGCCAGGAACCGCAGAAGAAAAACTTCACCCTTATCTTCTACCTATACTGGATGAAATCAATTATTTTATCAGTCCAGCACAATATAATTCCTTAAAGACTAATAATAAAATAGAAATTGTTCCTCTTGGACTAATGAGAGGTCGTAATTTTCATGATAGTTTTATTGTAGCAGATGAGTGTCAAAATGCTTCATATGATCAATTGAAGATGTTACTGACAAGATTAGGTCTCAAGAGTAAAATGGTATTAACCGGGGATGTGAGTCAATCTGATCTAAATAGGCATTTACAGGGTGGATTTTTCACTATGATCAATATATTAACCGACATTGTTGGTGTTGGTATTTCATATTTAAATTCATCTGATATTTTACGTAATCCTATTATAGCAGATCTTTTGAAACAAATAGATAAATACGAAAATAACGATGGAACAAAAGCAACATAGCAAATGCTTAGTGCTTAATGCAGATTATTCTCCACTGACTATTATCAGTTGGCAAAGAGCATTAGTATGGTCTATGAAATATGAGACTAATCATAATCTTAGTATACAAATCATAGACTTTTATAAAGATGACTATATTTTGGGGGCTAACTATAAAAAATACCCCATACCTGCCGTAGTAAAAACTCATCATTATTTGAGAATTGCTACTCAGTATGTTAAGTTTTCTAGGAAGAATATTTATATTAGAGATGAATATACTTGTCAATATTGTGGCAATAATCCTAACCTTAGCGAATTAACATATGATCATGTGATCCCAAAATCATCCTGGTCTTGTATTGTGGGTTCTCCAACGTGTTGGACCAATATAGTAACAGCTTGTATAGATTGCAATAGAAAAAAGGGAAATAGAACTCCAAAACAGGCTAATATGCCGCTCAAAAATATTCCTATAATGCCACAGAAAAATACCAAATACTTGCCTATAGCCCACCACCTATCTAAGATAAAAGAGAACATACCACCAGAGTGGTCATTATACATATCAGATATTTATTTTAATTAGTTATGCCTACATATTCTTATACTTGTAGTAAATGTTCTCAAGATTTTGAGTTATTCTTTTCTATTAGAAATTATATAGAATCTCCACAGTGTGTTCATTGTAATGACAAAAAAACACATCGTAATTATATGAAGGATGTATCAACACAAAACTGTTCTGTGAAAAAAACCGATAGTGAACTAAAAACTATAGGGGATTTAGCAAATAGGAACCGTGACAGAATGAGTCAAGATGAAAAAGATTCTCTATATAAAAAACATAACGACTATAAAGAAAATAAAATTGAAGACAAGCCTCTACCAAGCGGCATGACAAGAATAAAGAAAGGCAATAAAACCGTATGGCCGACATAAATGACTTTATACAAAATCACACAAAACAACCACCAAGAGTTGTTGAATGCTATACCATCTTAGGTCAACAAGACTATCTAGACAGTCTGAAGAAACCAAGAATAGACAATGAAGAAGATGCTTTAGCAAAAGCTGTTAGTGTAGACAATAAACCTACCAGGTTTTATATTAAGGTTGGTACTTATGGCAAAGTTTATAATCCCATAGGTCTATATAGCGAAGGCCAAAGCAAAAAGTTTTTGGCTAAGATAGGCAGAAAAGAATTCGAATTCAAAGAGGTAAATCAAAAAATTTTTGATTTATATGTAAACTTTTTATCAACTAAAAATACAGCATGGTTAAATAATGCCGAAAGGGAGATGTCCTAATGAATAAAACTAAAGAATATGCTATCAAATACTTATTGTCTCAAAAGAAATCACCAGAGGAAATAGCTAAAGAATTAAAAGTCTCTATCTCAATAGTAAAGTCATATCAGACAGAAGAAAAAACTAAACCAGCAAAAACTGATAAGACTAAAGAGTTGATGATCAGACAAACATCATCTAAGAAAAGTAATAGTGTGAGTATAATGACAGAAGCAGCATCACAAGTTAGTGATGAGTTTATTAAAAACATAGGACCTTCAACTAAAAATACTAATACTTATATTTTTCGACCCAACAAATAATGCAAAAATACTTATCAAAGTATTCTAATGGTAAGAGCGTTTCGCCAGCTCAATATATCACAGAACTAATATGTGAAAAAATGGCAAAAAAGGAAAATAAGGACTTACACTATAAGTTTTGGTCAAGTCCTCAGTGGCAAAAATACTATAGAAATCAAATAGGTTCGGCCAATAAGCTGCTCAAAAAATATGGCGACCAAGCTATTGTTAGGGCATTGTCTAATCCTAAATCAGCAAAAATATATTCTCTGCGAGCACCACACCTTATATCTATCATAGAAGAAGAACAAAACAGGCTAGCATCAGAAAATACAACACTATCTCTAAAAGTAGATAGAAAACAAAATATAGTATTTGGTGAAGCTAATAAAAAATCTACAAGTATTATTTCTAAATTAAAGGATCTAGAATGAGTTTAAAGGAAGATGTAGTTAAGAACTTTGGGGACGATATTATAGTCACCGGCAACGCTATAATAGATAGAAAAAGTGTCGTTATACCAGTCAGTCCATCATTAGATATTCTTTTAAACGGTGGAATACCAGAAGGAAGTTTTGTTGTGTTGACCGGTCAACCCAAATGTGGCAAGACTACGAGTAGTCTAGATTTCGCCGCTACTGCACAACAAGAAAAATATAAGGGCAACCTGAAAAGTCCAAGAGAAGTGTATTATCTAAATATCGAAGGTAGATTGAAAAAACGAGATCTAGAAGGTATACCAGGATTATTATTGGATAGATTTCATGTTATAGGAAGTCAACAGGGTAAAATATTACATGCAGAAGAATATTTACAAATAGCTGAAAAAATTATTAATGAAGTTCCAGGCTCTGTATTGATCATCGACTCATATTCTGCACTATGTACAGAAGCAGAGATTACAAGCGAAATGGACAAGATGCAAAGAGCAGACGGAGCAAAACTATTAGCTAAATTTTGTAGAAAGGTAGCCAACGTTATTCCCGTTAATAAAAATATAGTTATTGGTATTACTCACTTAATGGGTAATCCAACAGGATATGGTGCAGAATTTAAAGAGAAGAGTGGTCAGGCTATAGCTTATCAAACAGATATCAAACTAAGAGCAAAAACTTTTAAGCCATGGACTTTAGGTGCCGATAATACTCAAATTGGTCAAGAAATAGAATGGCAAGTTATTTGTTCTGCTCTGGGGCCACCTGGAGGTAATATTACTAGTTATATTAGATATGGACAAGGAATTGATAAATATACAGAAGCTATTAGTTTAGGTTCTGATATGGGTTTGATTCATAAGGGAGGTGCTTGGTATACTTTAAACTGTGTTGATGATAAACCAAAATTTCAAGGTACAGAAAAAGTAAGACAATATTTAGTCGAACATCCAGAAGTATATGAACAATTAGTAGTAAGTATTAAAGACATGATGGGCATTATAAAATGCTGATTAAGGATCTAGATGGAAACTCTCGTAACTGGCAACTAACTGGTAATATGGCTAAAGGAAAGGTAGATAATAGATCGTCTTTACACCTAACTGCCAGATCTTTGATTACGCAAAATTTTCCAACAATGCAAATATTAGAAGAAGTACCTATTCCACTACGAAAAAGTGAAACATTATATTTAGATTTTTATCTACCATTAAAAAAGACTTGCTTTGAAGTTCACGGGGAACAACATTTTAAGTTTGTACCATTTTATCATACTAATATGCTAGCGTTTAAAAAATCTCAAAAAAGAGACAACGATAAACAAGAATGGTGCGAGATCAATGGTCTTAAATATATTTCTTTGGCGTATAACGAAGATTCCGAAGTGTGGAATGAAAGGATAAAAGATGCTTAAAACATCCAAAGAAGAAGTCAAATATTGGGATGATATTCTAGATGAATATGAACAAGCTATAGGATTCAATTCTTATAAAGAAGACTCTTTACCCTCTACTGAACTAAATGAATATCTTACTATGAATAGGGATGCTATTGAAAAATTAGGACCAGAAGATTGTGCTCAAATAGCATATAGATTAGGACAATTCAGTTTTCATACTCAAAGAACTATTAATAGAGAAATAGCTAGATATAACTGGGCAGAGGAGACATTAAAGGATTTAATAGCCGATGAGATAAATACATATAAGGGGTATGGATATATAGAGAAATCCACACAGGCTATAAAACATAATGATAAAGCTCAATCATTAAACAATATTAAAAAATACGCTAAACAAAGAAGTGATAGATTATCTTATTTAGCTAATAGTCTTAAGAATTTATCTGATATTATACTATCTGTACAAAAAAGCAAGGTGAAACATGGCTCTTGATAAAGATGATATTAAAGCTTTGATAGCTATTTTACAAAAGGGTTTAACTGATGAGGATGATCAGGGCAATGTAGAGATTGTAAAACCTAAGACACGAAAAACCCAGCCCAAAACCGCAACAAAAAAGAAAAAAACTACCAATAAATTTGAGCATATGGCCGAATTTGGTATGTGCAAAGAGGATGTTGAGTTTGACAAAAAGATCAGAAAACCACCACCATCGGTGAGGAATAGAACTTTTGACTTTGTAAAAGCCAGGTGTAGAGTTTGTGGAAAAACAGAAAAAGTTGCACCGTCTCTCATAGAGTCTATAGATAGATACAAGTGCAACAAGTGTTCCACAGGAGCGGGCTAATGATTTTGTGTGATCCTGCCGCAGAAAGAGCGGTGTTGGCCGGTATTTTTCAATATGGTGAAAATGCCTATTTAGATATTGCTGATATAGTTCAAGAAACTTCTTTTACTATCGATAGTAATAACATTATTTTTAAGTGTTTAAAGACTCTTTGTGATAGTAATCAAAGTCCTATAGATATAGCATCTATATATTCTGTAGCTCAAGAGCTTGGATTTTCTCATATACTATCTAAAAAAGAAGAAACGCAACATTTAAAGGCTATTATAGATTTTCCTGTTAGCCTAGATAATGTTAGAAAGTTTGCGGCTAAAATTCGTAAACTAGAAATTGCTAGACTTTTAAGAAAACAACTAGAAGAAACCCAAGATAAAATTTTAGAAGTTACTGGTAATGAACCCATATCTTCAATTATTGGAATAGCAGAAGATAGCATTTTTAATTTTACCTCTTTATTAAATGATACCGATAGTGGTCCAGAAAAAATGGGCTCGTCTATTGAAGAGTATATTGAATCATTAGAGACTAATAAAGTTGATCAGGTTGGTATTCCTACAGGATTTCCTACGTATGACCTAGCAATTGGTGGAGGATTAAGAAAGGGTACTATTAATGTTATAGGAGCCAGGCCCAAAACGGGTAAAACTCTTTTAAGCGATAATATGGGTATTAATGTTGCTAAACTAGGTGTTCCAGTATTAAATATGGATACTGAAATGAATAAAGAGGATCATATTCATAGAATTTTAGCAATGCTTACCGAGATTGAGATTAATAATATTGAAACTGGTAAATTCTCAGATTCGCCAGACAAAAAGAATAAAATCTCTAAGGCAGCTCAAGAACTTAAGACTATGAAATTGTATCATAAGAGCATAGCTGGAAAACCATTTGAAGACCAATTAGCTATCATGAGAAGATGGCTTGTTAAAGAGGTAGGATTAAATGATGATGGTACAGCAAAAGATTGTGTAATTTTTTATGACTATCTTAAACTTATGGATAGTAGTGGTATTAGTCAAGATCTAAAAGAATATCAATTATTAGGATTTATGATGACTAGCCTTCATAATTTTGCTGTTAGATATAAGGTTCCTATAGTTGCCTTTATTCAGTTAAACAGGGATGGTATTACAAAAGAAAGTACCGATTCTGCTAGTGGATCAGATAGAATTATTTGGCTTTGTAGTAATTTTAGTATTTTTAAAAGAAAAAGTGATGAAGAAATTGCAGAAGATGGTCCAGATAATGGGAATAGAAAACTTGTACCATTAATTAGTCGTCATGGTGGAGGATTAGACGATAATGACTATATTAACTGTTATATGAAGGGCTGGTGCGCAAAGATTACAGAAGGTAAAACCAAATTAGAAGTAGCTCATAATATCAAAAATAATAGTGAAGGTTTTGTAGTAGATGATAATGACAACGACAATGACCAAATCCCTTTTGAATGATCAGGCTAAACTAAAAATAGTCTGTGATGAGTTGTGTGATAATATCACATCGTTATTGGACTCTTTTAATTTAGACTATAAAATCAACCAAAAAATGATCACCATGAGTTGTCCAATTCATGGTGGAGATAACTCGTCTGCTATCAATATCTATCCAGAAGGAGATCACTATAGAGGTAATTGGAAATGCAGAACCCATAATTGTGAAAAAACTTTTAAGGGATCTATTCTAGGTTTTATTAGGGGGATTATTTCAGCCCAGAATTATGGATGGACACAACCAGGTGATGATAT